TAAACCGAAGGTTCAGACTATGGAACCTAAGAAACAACAGCGAATCACCAAGAAGTATGTTAATGAAGTATATACTTATGGTGTCAATCAAAACAAATGGAAAGCCGCTACAGAGTACTGTTTAGACCGTGGTTGGGAGTTCAAAGTACTTACTGAAGATGACTTAGGCCTGTCTAAATAATAGATGGCATCAAAACTAACAATACTATCAAAACAGAGAGAAGCACTCGGTCATGGTGTAATGACCAAAGATTCTTTGAAATGGCTCGGTCAAAAGATTACCGAATTACGTAATCCTGCATTAATACCGTCTACAATCAAAAAAGAAGATGAGCGTAATGTTAAGAGTGTTCAAACTGGTGCATTATATTTCTTTTATTATGACCCAAAGTTAAAAGAAGAATTACCATACTATGATAAATTTCCTCTAGCATTAATACTTGAGAAGTATAATGACGGGTTTTTAGCGTTAAACTTGCATTACTTGCCGTTTAAATGGCGAGTGGCATTTTTTCAAAAACTGGTACCTTATGGTGCATCTAGAAACAAGCTGGACGAGGTTGCAAGATTACACATCACTTATGACATACTTGAGGCTACACGCACTCTAAGAGAGTTTAAACCCTGTATTAAGCGTTATTTGTTTAATCACATGCAATCAAGAATATTAGCCATACAACCAAACGAATGGGATACCGCTTTAGCACTACCAATTCAACAATTTAAAAAAGCCACGGCAAAAGATGTGTGGCAAGATTCATTAAACGAGATAAGGAACTCATAAATGCCGTCATCAATCAGCAGTTTCATTAGTACTTTCGGCTCAGACGTAGCCAGAAAGTTTATGTTTGATGTGACGATACCGGTACCTCTTGCGCTTTCAAGTTATGCTAGTACAGGTAGACAGTTGACGTTTCGTTGTGATAATGCAATGTTGCCTGGTAGAAATATTGCAATTATGGATAAAAAGATAGGTGCCGCTCCTGTTGAGAAGTTCCCATATCACTCATCATATAATGATGTCGTATTAGATTTTATCGTAAACGGTAACATGGGCGAAAGAGTATTTTTTGATGCATGGTTAGACTTAGTGAACCCATCAACAGATTTTAATTTTAACTATAAAGCAAGTTACGCTGTAGATATTTTAATCACACAATATGATTTGACTGGTAATAAAACATATCAAACTAAATTAATTGATGCATACCCAGTTACAGTCAATCAAATGGATTTGGCATGGAACTCAGAAGACGTACATAGAGTTACGGTAGATTTTGCATATACATACTGGACAAATAACGCAGTTAACCCACTAAGTTTAAATTCACTTGGTAAAACAATAAAATCAGAATTATTTAATTTTTAACATATTGATTGGAGAATATTATGGCATTGCCTAAAATTGATACCCCAACGTACACGTTGGAGTTACCGTTAAGTAAGAAAACTGTTCTTTACAGACCTTTCTTAGTCAAAGAACAAAGAAACTTGATGATGGCTTTAGAAGCCGATGACAAAGATACAGTTGAAAGAAACGTTAAGCAAGTCTTAACTAACTGTACATTATCTACCGATATTGATATTGATGATTTGCCAGTATTAGATATTGAATATTATTTTATTAATCTAAGGGCAAGGTCAGTAGGTGAGATTGTTGAAAACAAATACATCTGCACAAATACGGTTGATGATAAACAATGTGGCAACAAAATGGAAATCAAATTAAACTTACTTGAAGTTAAAGTTGATATGCCGGACCAACCGGATGTGATTAAATTGACAGATACAATGGCTATCAAATTAAGATACCCAAAGTTCTCTATCATATCTAAATTATCAGAAAAACAATCTGCGGTAGAAGTCGCATTTGATATTATGGTAGAATCTATAGAATATATTTTTGATGGTCAGCAATATTATTATGCGGTAGATAGTACAAAACAAGAACTGACAGAATTCATTGAGTCTTTAAGTCAAGAACAATTTAGTAAACTTGAAGCATTTTTTGAAAACTTACCAAAAATTAAGAAGCATGTTGATATGAAATGTAGCAAATGCGGCTTTGACCATTCGATGGACATAGAAGGGTTAGAGAATTTTTTCGGGTAATGTTCGGCTATGATAGTTTGAAGAACTACTATATGACAAACTTCTCTCTCATGCAACACCACAAATATAGTTTAGCCGAACTCGAAACAATGATACCTTGGGAGAGAGACATCTATGTGACTTTGTTAATGCAATACATTGAAGAAGAAAATGAAAAAGCAAAACAAAGGGCTAAGAAGTAATAAATGCAACAAGAGTTATTTGATAAATTACTTGCCGAAAACGAAATCGGCATTCTTCTTTTAGAAGGCGGTAAAAGTTTAACAGGCGCACAACTTGAAAAAGTTAAAGATATTGCACGCCAGCAAGCTAAAGAAGAACAAAGAAACGATGATATCTCACGTGGCATTCGTCAATCTGACGTAATGAATGACTACACTCAGGGTTTGCAACAAAAGTTTGATTCTAACAGAATAGGTCGAGCAATGAACGGTGAGACTAAACTCAAAGGTCGAACTGATGATAAAATGCAAGAAGAACCCGAAGAAGAAAACAAGTCTAAGAAAGACCCCAATATTACTAAAGTTGCGCCCAATACACACAGCAAACTTAAAAAAGGCGACTCTGAAGCAGACATTCTTGCAAAAATGTTAAACATGATGCAAGACAATTATAATAATAAAAAGAAAAAAGAAGCAGAATACGACAGGTTAAAGAAAGTCGAAAGCGAAAATAAAAATATGCAGAATAAAAATCTGCTAAAACTTTTTAACCATAAGAAACCTAAAGACAAGAAAAAGAAAGAAGATAGTTCAAATATTAATTGGGCTAAGTTTGCCGCTATGGCTGGTATTGTAGGTGTTGGTTTATTTGGTATGGAAAAAGCATTTGCGTCTTTCAAAGATAAAATGAAAGATTTTAAAATTCCTGACATTGAAGATATAATTAAGAAACCTACAATTGATACCGAATTACCAACAAGCGGTGATTATGTAAAAGAAGGTCATGCTAATTTAGCTAAGTCATTAAAATCATCTGAAGCTGTCGGTGGTGGTGCATCTACTGAAGAACTTTATGAAGCACTTGATTATATTCAACAAGTGCAACCTGATGTTAAAATAACGGCAATGAATGACGTTGAACATCATCTTGCAAAATATAATAAAAATGGTAGAATCGATCCTCACGTTTTGGGTGTTGCGGCTGATATTAAGTTGCCGGTAATGAATGATAAAATTGCCAAGCAACTTGAAGAAGATTTGAATAAGCAAGGTATGAAGTCTAAGGTAATGTATGAACCTCCTACAGGACCTGGCACAGTTAATCCAGAAGGTCACTTACATGTACAAGTATCAAAGTATGATAAGGAACGTAAAAAGTTAGAAGATAAACCTTTGATGCCTGAGACAAAACAAGAAACACCTTCTATACCTGCACCAGAACCAGAAGTACCTGCTGAAGAACCACCAATACCACCTAAATTACAACTTGTACCAAAAGATTATCCAATGCAACAAACAGATGAACAAGTTAAAAGTATGCAGACGGTTAAAGGTAAATCAAAGAATCCTGGACTTAAAATTGTAAATCAAACTATAATTAATCAAGGTCCTCAAGTTAATGTGAAACAGCGTATTAAAAAAATTGAAGACGAAAATATGGAACAAAATATAGCTTTAGTTAAACAATTTGGTGTAATAGGAAACAAATAATGGATTACGAAATAGCACGAAGAGTTAGAGGTAGAAGTGTTAAGGAATTAACAATACGCAATATCGAGATGGGTGGCAGTATTGTTGGTTCATATAAAAGTGCTGTCGGCGCTAAATTTAAAAGTGCCGCTACTCGTCTACAAGAAAAATTTGATCCATTAAATTATGTGAGTATGTTAGGTTCTCCTTTGACTACCGCAATTTTAGGTAGATTGTTTGGTAGAAAAGGTAGTACTATTAGATACTTCAATGAAAAACAAAGAAACCGAGATATACATCGTACAAATATAGGTGCAGGTCGTGTTACTCGATTGAGAGTGGGAGATTCAACAGCAGATATTCTTGCCAAGATGTATAATCTGATGGAAAAAGACCGTGCAGAGTCTATAAAACGTTGGGAACTTGAATCTGAACATAATCAACAGAGAAAAGAAGAAGACGAAAGAAGACACAAAGAACTTCTTGATGCCATTTCTAAAGGCGTGTATGCTCAAACACCAGAAAAAGATAAGTCGATGAAAGAAAAGTTTGAAGAGAAACTTGAAAAACTTTTTGGTACTATTTTAAAACCATTTAAGGCTATCGCTGAATTTTTTGGTAAAGTTTTAAAATATATTGCAGAAACATTTGAATTTGTTGTAGAAGGTATTTTAAAAATAATTAAATTTGTTGGTGGTATTGTTGCCGATATTATTGAAGGTATTGGCACAATCGCACTTAAAGTTATTGAATTTATAGGACCCATACTCGAAAAAGCATTTGGTGCAATCGCAAAAACGATTGAAACAGTAATTCAATGGCTTGCAAAGCATGAGGCTAAATTAGCCGCATTAAGCGCAATAGGTGCAATTGCTGATGCACTCAAAGGCAAACCCATGCAAAGTGGTGGAACAGGAGTTGCGACCCCATCAAAACCGAGCGGTACAAAAGGTAGTAAATATTCTAATGCGGCAAAAGTTTTTATTGGAATTATGGCCGCTAATAAAGGAATACAAGAAGCCGGCGACTATTCTAAGTTTTATGATGAACTTGTTAATTCAAAAGGTGAGTATTCTGGTCAAGGAAATTTTGAAAGATATTTTAATGCCGTTATGAATCCAACAAATATGCAGGCTGGAGAAGCCGGCGCTTTTATCGGCAGTGCTGTTCTTGGTGTTGCAACAGGAGGAACCGGTGCACCTTTAGGTCTTGCACTTGGAAGTACGATTGGTTTTGGTGGAAGTCTTTTGCATGAATTATATAAAGCACACAAAGATGCAAAAACTGATGACGAAAAGGAAAATTTATTATATTATGGTCCTGTAGCAATGAATCAAATGGATACTTTAAAGGCAAAACCAACTGATGAGAGAATTGTTCCATTAATTAAACAATATCAGGGTGATGTTTTAGTACCTTTGATGCTTAAAGAAGGATATCAATTAGCTGTAGAAAATGAAGGTCCTGGAAATCCAACATATGATTACACAACTATGAGGCCAATATTCTACAAAGAAAATAAAGATACTAAAGAAATAAAAAAGGCGTCACATGAACAAATACTTGAAGGATATTTAAGTAGTCTTTTAACTTCCGAAGCTGAAGGTCACAAGAAAAAAATAATAGAAGAATTGAAAGATAAAGGATTTGATTTTGAGTTCTTTAAAAATTTTGGTACAAATATAGTAGAAGATGCAAAGAGTGCTATTTCTAATTTACCAGAATTTAAAAATTTAAATGAGAAAACTTCAACTAATGTAAAGGCTTTTCAACAAGAAATAAAATCTCATTTTGGTAAACTTCAAGAGTTTTTAGGTGAAGAGTATGAAGGCCAAACAATTATCAAACAGATTATCACAAATCCTGCACCACCTCCAGTGAATTATAGTCTTGACGAAGAAATTAAAGTTCGTTCTGACGATAGTACTCTTCGTAAAATACAATACAACTATTCAATAGGCATGTAAAAAACCCACCTTGCGGTGGGTCAAAACTCTCCAGAAGACACTTAAGAAGAAAGAGTTTTAAATAGTTTCGTATTCGTCCTTACCTACACCACACTCAGGGCAAGTAAAATCTTCCGGTAACTGTTCCCATTTACCTTCTACTGCCTCATCATGCTCGTGACCGCATACGATGCATACATGTACTTCGTTCATAGAGCCTCCATTACTTTAGTATATGCTTCAGCATGTCTCTTTTCTACTTTAGCAAGAGCCGCAAATCTCTTTTCCGCTTTCTTAAGAACTAATGAAAATTGCTCTGCATGTTCTTTTGATTCGGTAATTTGATCCTGAAACTCTTTC